TTCTTTAAACTGTAACTGACTCATTTCTTGTACAACGGCTAATTGTCGTTGTGTATCTTTTAATAGCTCTGCTAAATCTTGTGTACTAAACTGTCCAGCTTGTGCGGCTTGTGTAGCTTGTTGAATATTCTGTGCCGCTTGAGCAAACGCAGGATCTCCACAGTTAGCTAAGTCTGATAATACTTGATTGATTTGATCCATATTCATCGAGGTCTACTCCCTATAACGTGTTGAATTATTTCTGCTGTATTCTCAACATTACTTAGTTTGAGTTTACAGAACAATGGAGATACTGGTGTGCTTTCTGTGTATCTATTAGATAGTCCTTGTGCTATTTCGTTTAACGACTTAGCGGCATTATAACCATTGTCATTGTGCGGCAATTCTTTGCTATACTTTTCGTATAGTTCTGTTTTATATGCTAGTGCTATAGCGTTAGTTTGTGCTAGCATAGGATTACTGCATTGATTTTTATAAATGCTAGCGTCTACACGTATTTCTGTAATTTGACGATATTCGATATTATCAAACTTAGTCATCAGTACAGCATCTACTACTGTACAACTAACTAGTACAGGCAATAATAATACTATAAGGCGTTTCATTTTGCCTCACCGTAAATGTTTTTGTTTGTGTTATACCATTGTATCCAGGTTTCAACACGTTCCTTTAGCAAATAGTATTGAGCAAAATTATCATTTGCGTTTTCAATCATATCTGTTAGTGTACGCTTGTCATCTGGTAACGGAGTTAAATCTTGTGGTGGCGCTAACATTTCGTCACTAGCAGTAGGCCACTTTAGTGTAACTGGAGCAGTATTATTAGCACAACCAGTTATAGCAATAACAAAAAGTATAACTAATAATTTTTTCATTTTGGTGTTCCTACTGTAACAAATCCTGTAGTCGCTTGATTTTTAACAGCGCGATTATAAGTATCAAAAGCAATGTTGTTGATTGTACAAGCTGTGTTTATAGCCGCGCGATTTCTTTCTGCTTGTTGATGTACTCCAAAGGCATGACCTTTAATTAAATTTTCATTTGTTTTAAGAGCTTGTGCTAATTGTGCGGTAGCCGCATCACTTTGTTGTTGAAGTAGTGCCATTTTTTGTTCGGCATCTTTTAATGCTTCCTGTTGTATTTCCAATACTCCTGCTCCGCCATAAAAGAATATACCAACAACCATGACTACAATAGCTATAGGCCTGGCTATAAGTGCGTAAATTCTTACAGGCTCTATATGTTGTGCAATGCCAGCAATAATAAATGTAGCAAATCCTGCGCCTGCAGCAAAAGGCCAGACCCAAGTTGGTATGTGACCTAGCAAGTGATTTACTATAAATCCAAACATTATGCGCTCAATATTTGATAAGCACGATTACAATGTTGTTCGCGTTCAGGTAATCCTAACTCGCCACCATTAATCTTGATACTTAATTCTTTAATGTTGCCAACATCGGCATATTGATTAAGATTATTATTTTCCCAGAACCAGCAAGCACTTTGTACTGCACCTTCAAAAGTTTGTAAAAAAGCTGGAACATCGTCAATGTTCATTTGTAAACTGTCAGCAAATGCTTGATAGTTACTACGACCGGTAACTTGAATTAAACCGCGACCACAAAACTTCCAACCGTCACCCGAAGCTTCGTCACCGTTGCCCATGCGACCAGCATAAGCACGATTAGCAATCTTTTCTGGATTGTGTGCGTATTGATCAGCTATGTCTGGAGTAAAGTGACTAGGCCAGACACGGCACAAACTTGCCGCTGTATAGTTTAAATTTTCGTGTAGTGCTGTATAACCAGCCGACTCAACATAAGTTTCGCCAAGGAATGCCGCAACACGATTTACTGACGTAATATCGTAGTCAGGTAATATTTTGTTTAGTGCGTCACACCAGTGTTCAATATACTGATTGCCTGGTAAAATCTGCGCCAGTTGATCTTGTCTAATTTCCATAGTATATGCTCCGTAATATACTACTATTTATTGTTTTTACCCCACTTGATCCTAGCCCATACTCGCTCATGGCACCAGTAAATAAACGGTTTAATAACCATTTCTGTAGCGCCTATGCCTAAGCTAATAATAAACTGCCCAGTTATTATGTAGGATATTGCTATAGTTGTTAGTGTTCCGCAACAACGATAGGAGTAGGCTTTAACAAGACTGCGGGTAGCAGTCTCGGTATTATTTAAGGCCCAGCTCTTGACGAATCTTTGTAGCACGTTCATTTAATGCCGCAGTTATCAAAGTGCTTCTTTTTCATACTGCCTAAGTATCTACCTATAGCCTTACAATGCGGGCATACAACACTAGGAGCATTTTTAATAGTAGCCGCTGATTTTAATCGTGATTCTTTAGTGATAACTTGATTTGCTCTTGCTAACTTTATTTTTGCTCGCTTCTCTTCTGTTACTACTTGTTGTTTTGCTTTTTCACTTTGTATTTTGCGACGCTCAGGATTGGCGGCCCATTGTGCTTTTGTGCGTTCTGCTTGTGCTCTACGATACTCAGGATTCTTACCACGTTTCAATGCGGCAGCTTTTAACTTAGCACGGACCGCGTCATTGAGATTAAACATTAGATTATTTCTATTATTGTAGATATTATCAGATGTAATATCGACACTATCTAGCATTTCAGATTCACGTAGCTGACATTCAGGCATTGTGCCTTTAAATAATATTTCTCGTTGCCACGTGTAGTTAGGATTATTGTAATCATCCCAGAACTGTTCAGAAGCTGACGAACACACATAGCCGTCGTCTTCTGTGCCTTTGTGCCAGCCAATGTAGATTTTGTTAAGTGTTAAGTTAGTCCAACGATAAACAAATGAGTCCATATCTTTATTTATCGTGCCAACACCCTAACATTTTATTTTAGTCCCATAGACTTTCTAATAGCTGTTCCAGATATGCTTGTAATAGACTCGTCAAACTTTTCTTCTTCCATAGTATACCCTACTCCGCGGCCATAACCAATATGAGTAATATTAGGAACTACTTGTATTTCGTACTGCCCTTGATACAGCGGATCAAGATCTCTTTTAATAGCGTGTTTAACTTGATCGATAGCAAAAGGATTACTGCCTTGCCAACCCTGACAATCACGAATCATAATACACACTTGCCCGGTGCGCTGTATTAGTCTATCAAATAACGCACGATGTCCAGCGTGCCAAGGCTGCCATCTGCCCAATTGCATTACCGTTTCTTTCTGCCAGTCAAAACGTGGACGACGACGATTGGCTATAATATGGTCCCCGATAAACTCGGCCCATTTTTCTGCTGACTGTTCTGTAATGCGGAAGTCGTAGACTTCTGGTGGAACAAATGCCCGATTAGTATCTTCAAATCTGCCCGCATCTATAGTGTCTACCCAAATGGTCCAGTCAGCTTTAAAATTATTACGCTGTTCTACTAAGGGCGCTACAAAATCGCAAATTACATAGTCGCCGCCTGATTCCATACTGAATTGGAACATACGAATTGACTGGCGGATACGCCCGTCTTGACTAAAATCCCAATCGTTGTACTTGCGACGTATATCGTCTGCATTAAACCAGTTGACCATGACATCTGGACCTATACATTCATTCAAGGCTCGACTATAATTAATTTCACCATGCTCTTCTAGATATTGTTTAAGTGCCGCTGCCAGTGTTGTCTTGCCTGAGCCAGGTAAGCCCATAATTAAAATTCTCTGTGTCATCGCCATTTCCTTGAAGTGTGTTTTGCTAGATCATCAACCCAATGATGTTTAATAGGTTTTACATACTTAGCATTAGCGTCTTCCTTGATAATTTCTTCTATCCTACTGTCTGTATAAGCAATAGGCCATTTAAGTATGTGATTGAGTTGATGTAGGTATTCTTGCCGATATAACTGTAGTAATTCATAGCTTAAAAAATTTGGTAACAGTCCTGATAATTTGCCAAGTTCTTCCAATGCTTGATCTACTGTGGCCTTTCCGCGTACACGTTCTTCTTGAAGTCTTAGTACTGTAGGATCTCGACCTATAATTGCTACCTGAACTTTTATTCCTAACTGCTCAAGTTCGGCAATAAAACTTTTAAAATTAGGTATGGTAGCTGTGCCGTTATTCATATAAGGAACACTGATACTAGTTACATAATAG